ACTATGTCCAATTTAGTCGCAGAAGAAACACGAACTGGTAAGGCCAATTATAATCAAACACTAAGACACCCTGATTTTCAAACTAACTTCTTTATTGATAATCTATCCATGCTCACTACAGTTGGTTTAAATGCAAAGACCAAGTCATCAAATGCAATTAACATTTCGTTTAATATTGTTGAACCATATGGGCTAAGTTTATTAGATAGACTGCAGAGCGCCTGCGAGACTTCAGAGGACGCTACGGTCAACTATATAACACAACCATATCTACTGCAAATTGATTTTTTATCAAGTTCTACCGATGAAGAATTACAAAGATCGCAAATTTCTAACAACGTAATTACAAGTAAAAAAATTCCTATTAAGCTTTTAGAAATGAAAATTAAACCGTCTGGCAGCGGAACAACCTATGCAGTTAGAGCCATACCTTTTCATCATACTGCTTTTGATTTTAATGTCGCATCACTGCCGGTACCAATGACTGTAGAAGCTGGAACTGTTGGCGAATTTTTTTCAACAGACGATGATTTGGTAAAAGCTTTAACCGGTACGATTCAAGCCAACGAAGAAAGGATTGAACGAGAATTAAACACATGGATTCAAAATAATACTATTATATTTGCAAATAAAAAACCTACGGCTGATCAAATTGAGAATCAACGTAGGGCACTTAGAACTGCTAAAGCTTTTAATACAAAAAGCCTGGCAGCTGCCTACAATGTTTACAATGAAAACATTGCAACACAAAAAAAATTATCGTTGTTAACGCCAACACAAATAGCATTTAACATCCCCAATGATGAAATTAGATTATCTAAAATTGTAAATCCTGATGCTAGTGCTAGCACTGATGTAAGAATGCAACAGACCTCATCAGGTTATAATAGACCAGATGATAGCAGCGGGTATAAAAATCAACAGAGTTTTACTATTCCCCAAGGACGGAGTATGATTGATATCATTGATATGGTCATGTCAAGAAGTGATTATATCAAAAAGCAAATAAAAACACAAGGATCTGAGCAAAACACAGCCTTGGCTAGAGGTGAATACACAGGTAACAATGAAAGATCAGCAGATAGCGAACCTCCTCAAAAAATAAATTGGTTCAAAATTTTACCAACTGTGGCGTTAAATAATTTTGATTATTCCACTAATAATTATAGTAAAACAATCTTGTATTCTATATTGCCTTACACTACTTACAACGTTTTTCATCCAAGTTTTCCTATAGTAACATCAGATAGTCTGGAAGCAAATATTGTAAGAACATACAATTATCTTTATACAGGATTAAACGAAGATATAATTAAATTAGACATTGATTTTGATTCAACATTTTTTACTTTAATTACAACTAAAGGGGATCAAGTTTCTCGCCTTAGTAACGATGCTGTTAGTGACAATAATGCAGAAGATGTTGTTCAGAACAAGTATAGTTCACTTTCAACTACTGTTACAAACTCCACTGTTACCAAAGGTTTTACTGGATCTAATCAAGCCTCAACAGGCATGGCTAAAGTAAATGATCCAGATGAACAAGTTATTACTGATCTGAAAGGCAGCATTTACACTAGACAACGCGGTGATGCTCTGAATATAAAATTGCAAATTGTAGGAGATCCAGCTTTCATAAAACAGGATGATATTTTTATCAATGCAGGGAGTCCTGATGAATATAACAGTTATCTGAATTCAAGGTTGGCTCTAAACACTCTTAGACCAATTGCAGCAGACGGGCAAATTCTTTTTGATGCTGAACAAATATTTGTCAGAGTAAACTTTAAAAATTCAGTAGACATTAATGATTCTTTGGGTATAGTTAACCAGCAAGACGTGCTTGAAAATGGGCGTAGGACTGATGGAACTTTCTCGGGCATATATAGAGTGCTAGATGTACAAAATGATTTTAGTCGAGGACTATTCACACAGACGCTACATTTAGTTAGAATGCCGGACCTTTTGACACCTCCTAAAAAACCTGCTAGTAACAGCCAGGGTGCTAAACCACTAACTAATGAAACATTAGATTTAGATGTCCCACCAAGGCCGGGAGCATTTGCAAACCCAACTGTGCCAGAAACAGTGGTTACACCACCATTGGTACAAACTCCTGATCAAGCATCACAAGCAACACAAGTTTCACAATCTCTTAGTTTTGAAGATGCTTTTAGGCAGGCTAGACGAGATTTTGGAAACCGCCCAGGCGGAGTATTTGAATGGCGTGGCAAATTATACCAAACTAATTATCAAAATGAACGTTATGTAGATAACCCTGTACCAGTATATCCAGGAGCCAATGAATAATGGCAGAGAATAAATCAAGTGCCAGTCGAATACCGGACTGGGCAGGATCTAGTAAAGTAACCGGACTTAAATTAGATCCTGGACCTTACATAGGTATTATTAAAAACAATGCTGACCCTGCTAGAGCAGGCAGACTGGCAGTATGGGTGCCTGCCATTGGTGGAGATGAAGATGCAGCAGACAAATGGTTTGTAGTTAGATACGCAAGTCCTTTTTTTGGTAGTACATTAGGGGCAAGAGGCGACGATAATAAAAATTTCACAGTGTCTCAACAAACCTACGGTTTTTGGGCAGTGCCTCCGGATATTGATAACAAGGTTTTAATTACTTTTGTAATGGGCGACCCTAATCAAGGTTATTGGTTTGCATGTATACCAAATTTGTTAACTAGTGCAATGGTTCCTGCTATTGCTAGACCGTCGGGTAATACAAATACTGTGTCAAGTGGGTTCGGTAATAGCGGCTTTGGTAGAATAAGCAATAAAATTAATGTTGATTCTTTTTTTGGTGCTGGTAGAGTTGGTCCGGATAGTTTTTTACCTACTTCTGAGTTAGTTAATGAAAATTCTAGTATTGATAAAGACCCAGAATTTTTTGACCTACCAAGAGTAGTTCACACCTGGCAAGCTAATATTGTTATTGAACAAGGATTAGACAAAGATCCTATTAGAGGCACAGTGACTAGTAGCAGTCAACGAGAAACTCCTAGTCAAGTTGTAGGTCTAAGTAGTCCAGGGCGAACAGTGCCGGACCTAGCGGAATTTCCTAATCTTGATTCTATTCTAAAAAATGGATCGCTACCGTTAGCGGTAGTGCAACAATTTGCCAATAGAAAAGGTGGTCATACTCTAGTAATGGACGACGGCGATGTTTACGGCCAAAATAGATTATTTAGATTAAGAAGCAGTGCAGGGCACCAAATTTTAATGCACGATACTGAAGATCTAATTTACATCAGCAACAGTCGTGGAACTTCATGGATAGAACTGACACCAGATGGTAGCATTAATATTTTTAGCAACAGTAACGTTAGTGTAAGAGCGCAACAAGATATCAATTTCCATGCAGATCGCGATATAAATTTTCACAGTGGCCGTACTATAAAAATGTTTGCAGAAAAGTATTTCCTTAATCAGACCGACAGTTATCAACTAACTGCTGTGAAAAATTATTCTTTAAATGCAGGTAATGTTGGTATTAACAGTGAAACTAGTTTGCTCATGCAGTCAGTTACAGGTGGTATTAAAACTTCGGCCGATTTAGTGTTAAAAGGGCGTAAAATTTTCTTAAATACTTCTACACCCGCTAGCCCTCTAATTAATCAACCATTAGAATTTTATAAACATGCCAATGTGTCTTATGATCAATCATTAAGTGTATGGAAAACATCTAGTACTACATTTGAAAGTTTATCGCCGTTCGCGCCAACACACGAACCGTGGCCGCGACGCACCGGAGAACTTAAAAAGAACTCAGGTAAAGTTGTACCATCAATTCTTCAGACGCCAGGAAAAAAATAAATGGCTAATCAAGGTATAGCTTCAGCAGCAGTGAATTCAGTTGTAAGTCCAGCTAGTAGGCAATTATTGGGTAGGTCAGATGCACCAATTGGTGTAAATTTAAATTTGGTTAAAGAAAGTATCTCAACATTAAACAAATTTGAAATGAAATGTCTGTTATTACAATTAGCAAATTTAGAAAGTAATAATGATTCTACTCTTACCTCTGTTGGAGTCCCTGCGGTAGGTTTGTTTCGCGCTAATATAAATGCAAATACTGTAGTAAGTTGGTGGAATACATATTATGCCAATGTAGCTACGTTATCAATTACAAATTCTGATCATAGTTCTATTAAGTTAGGTATGGTGGCTAATGTACAAAGTCCTAGCACCGGTAAATTAGGTAGTAACACAATGGTAATAGCCAAATCTATTAGAGGAAACATCATAGCTGGTAATTTTATACCAGGTTGTACCTATACTATTACTAGTGTAGGAACCACAGATTTTATTGCAATTGGCGCTAATGCATCCGTAATTGGCAACGTGTTTGTTGCCAATGCAGTAGGAACAGGAACAGGTACTGCACTAGGAACAAATAACGAAATTATATTGGCAAGCAATCATACAGTCAGCGGCGACATTAACTTTACAGTGTCGCCATTGAAATTAGGCAAATATCAAAATTCACAGTGGTTGCTTACTCAGTTAGGATATATAAACTCAGATGGGACCTGGAATGCTAAAGATGGAGTGGACAGTAATGAAATCTTTTTAGCTGCTACTGGTGTCCAAGACAGTATAATGCGAGATTTTATTCAAATTCAATACACCGAACTTATTAAAGCCGGTGCTATTAGACCAGGAGATGACAAAGAAATAGTAAGCGGTATGCTAGCATTAGCCTATCAATATCAAGATTTAGGTAATCCACAACTTAATCAATCTATCTACAATACTAATGGAACTATAAATTTAGAAAATTATTCAATTGGAACTAAAGCAAATGTATGGCGTAATACTGGGCAAACATTAGATAGCCAAAACAGACCAGGACACATATATTTTAATGGTGGTCGTTACGCTATTAGAACACTTGGCGCAGATGTACCAGAATAAATACAAACATGGCTATTACAAGATATAAAGGGTTTAGCACAATTGATCAGTACAAAAAGTTTAGATTAACTGATCTAGCCCTAATAAAACGCGATTTATTAAATCATTTTGCTATAAGAAAAGGCGAAAAACTAATGAATTCCAACTTTGGTAGTATTATTTGGAATGTATTGTTTGAGCCTTTAACCGCTGATGTTAAAGCTCTAATAGTTGATGATATACAACGTGTTGTAACTTATGATCCAAGAGTTAGAGTTGATAATGTTCTTGTTGACGAGTTTGATTATGGGTTACAAATACAAGTTGAACTAACTTTTTTGCCCGACAATCTTAGCGATTCTTTAATTTTACAATTCAATCGTGAACTTAACAAAGTTTTAGTTGCATAAAAATACCACTTTATAATTCTGATAAATACAAAATCATAGGTATTAAGTATGGCTATAACTACAAGACAAACCAGTTTATTAGTTCAACAAGATTGGACTAAGATATATCAAACTTTTAGAGAAGCTGATTTTCAAAGTTTTGACTACGAAACTCTACGTAAGTCAATGATTGAATATTTGCGTACTTATTATCCTGAAGATTTTAACGATTTTACTGATAGTTCGGAGTATATAGCTCTAGTAGATTTAATTGCTTTTCTAGGCCAAAGTCTTGCTTTTAGAACCGATCTAAATGCCAGAGAAAATTTCATTGATACTGCTGAGCGCAGAGACAGTATTTTAAAATTAGCTAGACTTGTAAGCTATAATCCAAAACGTAGTATTCCGGCTTCTGGCTTTTTAAAATTTGACAGCGTAAGTACAACAGAGACAATTTTTGACAGCACCGGAGTTAATTTATCAAATACTATAGTAAGTTGGAACGATAGTACTAATGAAAATTGGCTTGAACAATTTACAAGCGTATTAAACGCATCCCTGATTGCATCACAGGCAATTGGCAAACCTGGAGCATCTAAAATTTTAAGTGGTGTTAAAAATGATGAATATACCATTGATATTGTTTCCGGAGTTACACCTACCTTTCCGTATTCATCATCAATAGCTGGTGTTACCTATCCTTTTGAAGTTGTTAGTGCAACTAGTTTGAATCAAAACTATATCTATGAGTCAACACCTAGTCCTGCAGGTGCATTTAATATATTGTACAGAAATGACAATCAAGGTAATGCAAGTAACAATACAGGATATTTTTTATATTTTAAACAGGGATCACTTAACAACCTTGATTTTTCTATAACTGAAAGTTTACCAAATAGAATAGTTAACATTAATTTTGACAATATTAACAATACTGATATATGGTTATACTCATTATCATCGGGGGGTAGTTTAAGCACCCTGTGGACACAAGTTCCTGCTGTAAATGGCGTAAACGTAATTTATAACAATACTGAAGAACGAAATTTATATAGTGTTTCATCAAGAGCAAATGATCAAATTGATTTAGTTTTTGGTGACGGGTCCTTTACAAACATACCAGTAGGCGATTTTAAAGTTTATTATCGCGTAAGCAATAATTTGACTTACAAAATAACGCCTGATGAAATGGCCGGGATAGTTATCAACATTCCTTACCGAGGCAGAACTGGCCGTGCAGAGACATTAACAATTAGGGCAAGTCTCAAATACACGGTAGCTAATGCTATATCTAGAGAAAGCCTAGATGAAATTAGAACAAAAGCACCGCAACAGTACTACACACAAAATCGTATGGTAACCGGCGAGGATTATAATATCCTTCCCTTTACAACATTTAGCAACATATTAAAAATAAAAGCTGTAAACAGAACTAGCTCAGGCATTAGTAGATATCTAGACGTTATTGATGCCACTGGAAAATATTCTAGTACAAATATTTTTGCCGAAGACGGCATTATCTATAAAGAAGATTATTCAGAAACTGAAGCTTTTCAATTTACAAGTTCCATTGAAGTAAACGCAATAGTAAGAAACACTTTAAAGCCTTTAATCTCTAGTTTAACAACCAGACATCTTTATTATGATACAGCTACCAGAAACAGTCCTCAAGGACCTACAATTAATGCAAGTAGTATGGTGGTAGGAACAGTTTATAAGATTATCAGTGTAGGATCTACTACGTTTACAAACTTTGGTGCTTCTTCTAATATACTTGGAACAATTTTTACAGCCACAGCAGCAGGCACAGGAAGCGGTACAGTTGCCACTGTGGCAACATGGACACAGATAAGCAATAATGGCAGTAGAAGTGTGGGTACTTTCAATAGTCCTAGCTATACATTTCTTGTTCAAGGGAGCCTAGTAAAATTTATAGCCCCAGCTGGAAAATATTTTGATGCACAAAATCAATTACAAACAGGAACACCTACTACTGAATTCCAAAGAACTATAATTTGGGCCAGTATTATAAATTATGATAG